GATGTTGGAATTGCAAACCGTGATGATATGAAAGAGGAATGTTAAATGAGTAAGATGAATAGCTGGATGATGGACATCGAAGATTTCTGTAATGGATATTTCTTTGATGCACCTATTCCGAATGACTTCAGTGTTGATGAGGTGGTTGAGGATGTTGGTATGTATTTTAAGAGCATCGAAGCAACTAAGTACGCTGAACGGTATCTCACTGAACAATTGGGTGAAATATGAATGGTCTTGAAGCACTGATTGCCGCAACACTAATTGCGGGAAATGTTACGCCGACTTCAGGCCTGTCAGAGGAAGTTGTGTCCAATAGGTCCAATGAATGTCTCGCAATGAACATGTATCATGAGGCAAGGAATCAAGGCACCGCTGGTGTGTTGGCGGTTAGTGCTGTTGTCCTTAATAGGGTTAATGATTCAAGGTTCCCTAATACCGTCTGTGGAGTGGTAGAGCAGGGCCCTACACGCGCTTCATGGCAAGACCCCAAGGTTCGGTTCCCTATTAAACATAAGTGTCAGTTCAGCTGGTATTGTGATGGCAAGAGTGATAAACCACATAACAAAAAAGGATATAAATATTTTCTAGACCTATCAACAGCAATTTTATCTAACGAAATCCAATTCCTTGATATTACAGATGGCGCGACATTCTATCACGCTGATTATGTGATGCCATCGTGGGCGAAGACAAAAACGAAGACCGTTGAAATTGAAGATCATATTTTTTATAAGTGGAAGCAAAAATGAATTATAGACCTTTACCAAAATCATTAACTATTCGTAATAGTGATATTGATGGCCTTGGTATTTTTGCAACTGAAAGTATATACAAAGATACTAATTTAGGACTCTCTCATATATTAGATGATGAAATATACAGAACACCTCTAGGTGGTTTTATAAATCATAGTGAAACACCTAATTGTGAAAAAGTGCAACGAGGTAATAAAAATTATGTATATACAATTCAAAATATTAAAGAGGGAGATGAGATAACTCTATGTTATACTCTATATAAAGTATGAACATATTTTACCTAGACCGTGACCCTGTTATTGCCGCGCAGATGATGTGCGACAAGCATGTGGTGAAGATGATACTGGAGAGCGCACAGATGCTCTCTACTGCTCACCGTGTTCTTGACAGTGATGAGATTGCAAATTCCAAGGGCTTATATAAGATGGCTCACAAAAACCATCCAAGCACCATTTGGGTAAGAACCAATTCAGAAAATTATGACTGGTTGTGGAAACACATGGATGCTCTGATGAAAGAGTATACCTATCGATATGGAAAGCATCATGCAACAGAGCGGATGCTTCATTCTCTTTGGGAACACCCTAAGAATATTACTCACGGTGATTTCACTGACCCGCCCATGTGTATGCCAGATTATTGTAAAGGTGATGACACAGTTAGGAGTTATCAGAATTACTACATAGTAGAGAAATCAGACTTTGCAACATGGAAGTTCAGAGCAATACCGGAGTGGTTCAATGCAGAGAGAGGGTTACTGGGATTACATGGGTAGGCGAATGAGAGAAGATAGATTTAAAATAAGAAATGTTACATCAGCTGAAACAAAATTGCTTCTCCGTATAGAAGAACTGAATCATAAAGTGGCCATACTTGGTGGTGACTCTCGACAATTGGAGTTAGACGTATAATGCCCACATACACATTTTATAATAGTGAGACAGAAGAACAGTGGGACGATTTAGTCTCCAATGATGAACGCGAGAAGTTCCTAGAGGACAATCCTCACATTAGTCAAATCCCCGGCGGATTTATGGTTGTTGGTGACCATATCATGAGTGCTGGTCCAAAGGTAGATGGCGGATTTACAGAGAATATGCAACGGATTGCTGCAGCGCATCCAGGCTCACCTATGTCAGATAGGTTTGGTGGTAGTACACAAACTCATAAAGAAATTAAGACGAGAGATACAATTAGTAAACATGCAAAGACAGTTGCTCGTGATGGTTTCTCTGCAAGTAAAAATAAAACATTATAGTAAAAAACATAATGCAATTTAGTATAAATAGAATTGATGCGGGCGAGAGATCACACTTCAGCACTGATGCACAGCGTCATGCAAGCTTGGAAGTCAATCCGCCCATGCATCAGAGAGGGGGGACGCCCCCTCTCTCACTTTTCAGTAAGGACATGTAATGGCAAGTGCTAAGAAAAATAAAGAAATCAATCACACTAATCTAGTTGAAGTTAAACCCATCACTGATAATCAGAAGGTGGTGTTCGATACTTATAATAAGGGCAAGAACCAATTTTTGTTTGGTGCTGCTGGCACAGGCAAGACGTTCTGTGCGTTGTATCTGGCCATGCAATCAGTCATGGACATGAAGACAAAGTACGAGAAAGTGATTCTGGTACGTTCTCTTATTCCCACACGCGAGATTGGTTTTCTGCCGGGGGATGAAGAAGACAAGGCTGCACTGTATCAGGTGCCATATCAGAACATGGTTCAGTTTATGTTTGAGCAACCTAACGAGCAGTCCTTCAACAATTTGTATGACCGCCTCAAGGGACAGGGCACACTCTATTTTCTGTCAACTTCTTTTCTAAGGGGGTTGACATTTGATAACGCAATCATTATAGTAGATGAATGTCAGAACATGAACTTCCACGAACTGGATACGATTACCACTCGAATTGGCCAGGATTCTAAAATCATGTTCTGTGGTGATTTTGATCAAACCGATTTACAGAGAACTAATGAACGTAATGGCCTACATGACTTCCTTCGTATCCTCAATGAGATGGAAGAATTCAACTGTACAGAGTTTACGATTGGTGATATTGTGCGCTCTGGATTTGTGCGTAGTTATTTGATTAATAAAATTAAACTTGGTATAGGAATGGAATAATGAATTTAGAAAAACTTAGAGAACAACTCGAAATTGACGAGGGTGTAAAGTATGAAGTGTATAACGATCATTTGGGGTATGCTACTTTTGGCGTCGGCCATCTGGTTCTTGAGTCTGACCCCGAATATGGATGGGAAGTCGGAGCGTCCGTTGATACTCCCAGAGTCCATGAAGCCTTCGAATCGGATTGCGAAAACGTCCTGCGAGACTGCAACATTCTATACGAAGATTTTGGCGATTTGCCAGAAGAAGCTCAGCAAGTAATTGCTAACATGATGTTCAATATGGGCCGCCCAAGGTTATCCAAATTTAAGGGTATGAAACGTGGTGTTGATTCCCGTAATTGGAATGAGGCCGCAGATGAGATGGTTGATAGCAGTTGGTATCGTCAGGTCACCAATCGAGCAGACAGACTAGTTGAGAGGATTCGTGCGTTAGCATAATGTTTAATCATGTACCAGTTGAGTTGCAACCTATAACGGCAACAAACCAAGACGGTGTACGACTATACTCGACACCAGAGGGTAACAAGTACCCATCAATCACAACCGTTCTATCAGTCCTTAATAAGAAGGGGCTGATGGAGTGGCGCAAGAGGGTAGGTAATGATGTTGCTAATCATGTAGCAAGAACTGCTGCTAATCGTGGAACCAAGGTCCATCACATGTGTGAGGATTACCTCAATAATATGGAGTCTAATTATCCGTTGAAATGGGCAGAACACAAGAAGAATTTCTTGCCATATTGTCTTTTTAGTCAATTAAAGTCTGTTCTTGTTAATATAGATAATATCTATGCACAAGAAGCAGGATTGTATAGTGATAAATATAAGGTAGCGGGTAGGGTTGACTGTATTGCAGAGTACAATGGTGTACCGTCGATTATAGACTTCAAGACATCAACCAAAGAGCGCAAGAATGAGTGGAATGAAAGTTATTACATTCAAGGCTCTGCATACGCAGAGATGTTCGGAGAACGAACAGGCATAGAAATCTCTCAAGTAGTGATTTTAGTGGTAACAGAGGATGGAACTGTCCAAGAATTTATTAAAGAAAAATATGACTATCTTAATGCTCTGGTAGAAACCGTTACAGAATGGAGCAGACAAAATGAAACATCTAGTATTAATACTGGTGGTGTTTCTGTTA